AGCAAGATGCTAAAAATGGCATCCTCAAGAAGGGTTCCAACAATGCTAAATTGGGATTCAAGATAACATCTCAGAAGTGGACGGGAAAGAGATTGTATTCTCTCACCCTAGTTGAAAGGGAAACCTGCCCCACAACCTGTCACCATTGGAATGATTGTTACGGAAACAATATGCCATTCGCGCATCGCTTTTCTAACCCTAACATGGATTCGATCCTTGAAAAAGAAATTGAATCTCTGCTCCTAAAACATAAGGAAGGAATTGTTATTCGCCTCCATGTTCTAGGCGATTTTTATTCAGTTGAGTATGTCCAATTCTGGCTAGATATGTTAGAGAAGCACCCTAAACTTTGCATCTTCGGCTATACTGCTCGCAAGGAAGGTAACATCGCCCATGGAATTTGGCTCCTAAACAATCTCTTTCCCGACCGTTGTGTGATTCGTCACTCAGGTAATAAAGAATACAATTCAAATTGGAGTTACGCCGCAGAAGAATCATTTGAGGGTGCAAGCTTTGTTTGTCCAGAACAGACGGGCAAATTGAAAAGCTGTGCCAGCTGTGGGCTATGTTGGACTACAACTAAAACCGTTAGATTTCTCTCACACTAAGGATAAAATGAAAGACAAACAAGGACCGTATCACATTGACGATATCATGCGAATGATGTTAGAGGTGTTCCCCGAAATGGAAGTAGGGGAAGACAATGATGGACAATTGATTATTTATACAGGCTTTGAATGTGCATCTTCGGATGGATTTTATGCCCCAATGAAAGAGGAATTGAAATGAAAAAAGAACCCGAAAGTAACGCTTGGAAGAAGCGAAAGAAAATGGCAAAGGATAAGGAGATATGTAAAAAATGTTTGCATATTATAGGAATAGATGAAGAAGGGTGCCCGCAGTGCATCTGTACTCTGCTTGATGAGTTGAAAACTGGCAAAGGATAGTCTAGGAATTGAAATGAAAAAAACTTATAATATAATGGTATTAGAAGATGGGGAAACATATGCAAGCGTTGAGGGTTGGTCTTTTATGATAATAAACCAAAAGGCTATGGACGAACTTTGTGAAGGCTATGAACCTTCACAGTTGGAGGAAAAAGATATTTTACATACTATTAAGTTTCACTAACACTAAGGAATTGAAATGAAAACAAGTTGAGTTGTATATTGTAGTCTGTTTTCTATGGCCTCCAATTCGTAATGAATTGGGGGCCTTTTCTTATTGAATCAGGATTAGAGAGACAAAAGGTTGTCTAGCCCCTAGAGAAACCTAACTCACGCACCTATAATGGGGTATTAGAACATATGGGGATGTAGCTCAATAGGTTAGAGCGTTGGCCTGTCACGCCAAAGGTTAGGGGTTCAAGTCCCCTCATCCTCGCCATACAAAGAAACCCTCCAACCAATACATTACTGTTAAGGTTTGGAGGGTTTCTTCTTTAAGTACCTCTCGAAGTAGCTTTGGATGTCGCTAGGGTCTAGGAGAATTAAAGACACTAGTGTACCTATGATTATTATAGTCGCAATAAGTCCACGAATTCTAACCCAATTTGACTTTTTTTGAAGGCATTTGCGCTGCCTTGAAAGTATTTCGCTCATTTGACTTTTTTGGAGGGGGTGCGAATTTAGTTTAGAACCAAGCTCAAACTAGGTCAAAAAAGCTCCCATGGGGGTTTATTTTTTTGTGAAGTTATTTGAGTTTTTGTGAAAAGGGTCAAGCAAACACTAGTTCCTAATTTGACTTATTTACTTCTATTACTTTGATTGGGGGGTAAAAATACACCATTTGACTTATTTGTTTACATTGGGGGGAAGTATCAAGGATGAAACTTAAGATAGCTCCACCCTACTTTGACCCCTTTTTGACTTTTTTTGATCCCTTATTCACCTTAGCTGCTCCAAAAATCTAGGCTATAGGTTAAATCTATATTGGGTGGTGGATCTGCTAGTCCACCCCAAGGAAGGATCTGCATGATTAGATCATTATTAAAAAAGGAATCATAGGGGATCTCTTCATCTACTACTACAAGCAGTCCATCGTCAGCTACCCATGTACCTAAGAGTTGATGTCCTGTTGGTATTCCTTGTGCGTCTACTACTGTTTGCCATAGGCGTACTTTAGGATTAATAAAAGGATCACACTCTAGCATGAAGTTGAACCAGACTGATGTGCCTCCTACTGCGGGAAAAAGAAAAAATCCATAACAATCTGTATCTTGTGGTAGACTAAAAGAACCTATAAGATCTTGTTGATTACTTGTAGGTAAAAGGTCTAAGAACTGAGGGAAGTTTAACTCATCATTTGGTTCCTGTTCCTCATGATCATAAGTAGGAGGAGGAGGTCCCGTACTACCCCCACCCTCTATTTGCTTCCCCTCACAACTTAATGCGAAGAGTGCAATAAAGAGTAATAGTTTAATCATTTGACTTTTTTATCCCAACGAGATTGAGTCTTAAGAGCCTCTAATTCATCATGACATCCCTCATCACACACAGGAGGCTCCTCCTTCATCAAAAAAATATAAGCCCTACCACACAACCCTCTAGGGTCTATCTGTTGATGGCTGCACCTTGTCCTCTTTTGCATCCATACATACCAAGGTCCCTCAGGGCCAACGGACATGTTAGCCAAGAACGAAGAGGGTACGACTTCATCAATTACAGCGTTCTTTGGTGTTTCCTCTGCTGGGACAACAAAGATACATCCAACCAAGCTCACCCCTCCTACCAAAAGTAGTACACTCTCTAATAGCTTCTTCATTATTTACTTTCCGCTGCTCTACGGATACGCTTAAGGATATCATCATATTCCTCACGCACCAAGATAGGAACAATACCTTTTGGGTTGTCTTCCGCGATAAACATTAGGCTAGAATGATCCTTCTTCTTGCCGTCTTCAAAGCTATGCACTTTTACGATCTGATTTACATTTATAAGCATTTCGTAAAACTCACCTTCCAGCATGATAGTACCTACATCGTTAAAGCTACTCTGCTGTACACGGAACTCTGCGAAATTCTTAAAGATTTCACCCTTGAAGGCCCTTAGCTTCTTAATTTCTGGCTGTTGAGTTTGGGTAACAGGGACACTCATACCACAGATACAACAAGTAACCTGTTTCATTGTTTCGGATCCTCCATAAATGCCTTGTTAGAAATAAGCTCCTCAATGAACTGCCCAGCCTCATCTGTTATTGGGTCAGGGTTATTACCCCAACCTGTTTCTTTCTTGAGAGTACCCGTGCTAATTAATATTCCCCCCATAATGAGGAGTCCACATATGTTTTTCATTATTCGTTTCATTTTTTATTACCTTTTAAAACGGAGTAGATCGGCGTACCTTTTAGATATTACTATCTTACTATTACACTCCTCACAACATTGAGCGTCTTTATCGAAGAACTGCCCAGCCTCATCTGTTATTGGGTCAGGGTTATTACCCCAACCTGTTTCTTTCTTGCCACAAATACAACAAGTAAACTGTTTCATTGTTTCGGATCCTCCATAAATGCCTTGATCCAGGCGAGGTGAATGGCCCTAGCGTCTTTCCGTCCGAGGTCAAACTCCTCCTCAAGGTAAGAGGATGCACCCCACATATTTGTCACGCCGCTATCACGCAGTTCCTCCAAATAGATGTAGTACTCCTGAGTCTTTCCCGTGGCGTGGGTGGACGGGTCGGCGGGGCGTTCGTGTTCGTGTGTCATATTATTCATTTGTTTCCTCAGTCGTTGAGTATTAACGGTCTTTTAGCAAGAATCTGCATCTTATCAGTATCAAACTGAACAGGCTCCCAACCAGTTCGGGAAATCTCTTCAAGCAATTTATTCATAGCTGTAAGCGAATAGCTCTCTGCTTCAAAGATCTTGTACTCATACATATTTATAGTCCTCATATGCATAATGCACAGGAATATTTAATTCTGTCGCTAGGTAGAACTCCAATCTGGCTCCTTTGCTGGCTTCCCAGCCCTCTAACATATAAATACAATCCGCTTTCGTAAGCATCTGAATTGCCTCCTTCATATAATAGCACCATGTCTCCGATTTCTCTTGTTGGGAATCCTTCCACATATTGTGTGAGGCTGCCGAAGAATCATTTGAAGGAGGAGGGGCTATGTCTAAGGGGCTGAGAACTCTGTGACCCTCGTTTTTAAGCCAGCTTTTGGCCTCTACAAAGTGAGCAGGATGTTCTATGTTATTAGTAATGGGACCGCTGATGTATACAGTCTGAGACTTCAAGGTACTTCTCATAGTTCATTTTCCATCATAGCTGCAAGGCTTCTAACAATCTTATCCGTCTCAAACCAAGTAGTGCCTATCCCCTCAGCCACTCTCTTCACATTAATTTTCCCACTAGGCTTGACCAAGGTAGGATCTTTAAGAACTAGGTTAATCACTTCCTGTTGGATGGGGGTGAGGTAATAGGATAACTCCTCCAAGAAGATAGCCACCGAATGATCTCCCTGGGTTTCTTCAATCTCAAGGATCTCTTCCTTATCCGTAGAGACTGTTCCCTTTAGGATAGAAGACTTCTTAGTGATCTTTGCGCCTTTGTTGTTCTTCTTAGTCCACATACATGTTTTGATGTATTGGTCGAAGCCTTTGCTTCCCCAAAATTCATCAAAGCTACCGTTCGCTCCTTCGTTCTGCTTTTCAAATCCCATCACAGCCTCCATAGCTGATAGGCGAATGTCTTGCAGGTTGTCATCGAAGCTAGAAGTAGCTCTATCATCACCGCTAATTTGGTGGCTAATTTTATACATCAGCTTCCCATACTTGCGGTCAATCTTTTCCCATTGTTCACTTGTCAGCATCTGTTACCTTAATAGTTTTTAGTTCGGGGTAGGTTATGTCGTTCAGACAATGAAATGAGTTCATCATGTCATAGCCGAACACAATTCGTGGTTCATTCTTTATCATTTGGACATGCTTCTTTTCTTCGCTCCAGTCCTTTTCGTTAAAGGTCCAAGAAAATGTCATTTCAACGGTGATATCCTTCCATTTCATCATGTCTATTATACCATCCTTCGTCCTGAGTGTCAAGCCATTTCTCAGAAATCTTGGTCATTTCTTGTAGCATAGCTTCGAATTGTGAAGTTAATTCGTCTATCTTATTTTTGTGAAAGTCGCACACCAATTCGTCCTTGGCGAGTGTAAGAGCCTTGACCACTAAAGCAAGCTCTTCCTTGTCAATTTTGGTGATAGTACCGTCCATGTTACCTTTAGTGTCATTTCCTATTCTCATGAGGTAGGCCACCTTCCCAGGAACCACAGGATGTAGGATACAAACATACATGCGTAAGAACACGCACCGAATCCGAAAAAGGCTATCAACGCTCGTTGAACCCACTTGTCATCTACTTCAATCTTCATATAATTCTCCATATGTTATTTCGTTAAGGGTTGACATATACTTTACCTTCACTAAGGGTTGCTCGTTTGGCTTTATGAATAGGTGAGGCATTCCCTCCAAAGGAGGTAAAAAAGTGCCCATACTTGTAAGGATTATAGCTTGCAACGGATTGCCATGCCCAGATCGAGCGCATACCAGAGTAGAGCCCCCGAACGAACGCATGGACATTCTTCCTACCTTCACGCAAAACCTTAGCCCTACCTGCTGGTTGGGCGGCAAACTTTACATCATGAAGATGCAGTTTCTCATTGTTGTAAATGTACCTCACAACTCGACCGTTCTTCCGAATGGAAAAGCAGTCTTTGTGAAGGTTGCGATAGACCTCGATGCGGTCACCAAACTGTAGCTCATCTTTCTTCATGACCCTATTATACCACAAATTTCGTGAATGTCAAGAGGTTTCTGGGATAAAGTTTAGCCAACCTGTAAAAGCCAGCCTCTTCGTACCAGCAGAGGCAGCGACCTCGCTAACAAAATGCCAGCGAGGAAGTTTAAAAATAGCAAGAGAATTATAAGAGGGCTTTACAACCTTTACCACTGTCCCCTTCTCCCAAGGAGATTTATCTAATATATGGAGCAATCCTCCCCATTCCCATCTCCACTCTTTTGTTAAATTTAAAACGAATGCAATCTTAGGTATATGATCAGCCTTAGAGAATTCATCAGTATGTGGTGACAAAAAGCACCCCTGCTCATAACAAGATACAAATACCTCATGAAAATTATTCAATAGCTCTCCCGTAATTTCACCAAGTAGATTAATCTTACTTAACAGTAAATCACAAAGAGGTTTACTATTATTTTGACTAGTAGTTCTAACAAACACATAACACATTCCAGTCGAAGTCTTTGCTGTTTCCGTAGCCACCTCCATGCATTTTCTCATATCATCGGTATTTTCTGAGAATAGGGGGCTGTAGTAAGGTTTCCAGACTAAAGAACCATCCTCTTTCTTATAAGGGAGTGTAGCAAGACTCCACGAATTACGAGAATTAATTACAACTTCTTTCCATGCAAGATCTAACTCATCCTCATTAAAGAAATTGTCTAAAACAATATACCCGTCTCTAGCAAACTGTTCAACTTCGTTTTTCATGCCTTTTCATGCCCAACAGACCGTAGCCTACAATATCCTGGTAAGGGTTCTCAGAGAATGCGTCAGGATCATTTGCTATGCGAAATAATTTATCCAAGATCCTTGCTATTGTAAGTAAATCGTCATACTGATGGGGCTTAATATTCTCAGGAAACATTTGGCGTAAGCATTCTCCACTTCTTCCAAACGAATCACCGTAAGCCTTTTGTTTCTCGGATACTAGCTTTCCTACTTCCTGTCCAATCTTTGCGAAATCCATTTCTAATCCTCAATATGGGGTTTGTTCTCCCCAACCACAGAATTTGTAACATGTACCAATTTAGCCTTCAATTTAAACTCCTTAAGAGTCTTACAGCCTGAATATGACATGGCAGACTGGAGACCTTCCACAAGGTTGCCTACAACCCTCTCTGTGCTTCCCTTAGCCTTCGTAACAACTTGGGTGGAGATTCCCTCGGCGTTAGCGGTGAGTCCATCACAAGCCCCCCTAGCCCGTTTAGAAGCCATGCCCCGAAACTCCATATCTTTCCCAACTCTGGCTTCTTCCCACTTAGGAGTACAATCTGTTCCTGCCAACATCCCTCCGATCATAACTGCATCTGCTCCTGCGGCAAGAGCCTTGGCTGCGTCCCCATAATAACGGATACCCCCATCAGCGATGATAGGTCCAGCCTCGGAACACTCAGCTATAGCTGCAAGCTGGGGATAACCACACCCAGTCTTAATGCGTGTAGTACAAGCGGAACCTCCTCCCACCCCAACCTTAACTATATCAGCACCATAACTAAACAGACGAGAAGCTCCCTCAAAAGTGCATACATTTCCTGCGATGATTGATCCCTTATTCTGGGGGGTATTCTTATGGATGTATGTTAAAGTATCCATCATATGCCTACTGTCACCATGAGCAATATCAATACAAATATTAATAGGTAGTCCTTTACGAATTTGCTTCAGTACAGTATCAATTCGTTGCTTATCCTTATTAATACTACCAACAGCAACTGTCAGGGCTTCCTGCACTCTTTCATCCTTCTCTCCCCACTCCCAACCATCCCAAGGAGTTTCCTGAAACCAAGAGTGAATCAGGTTGTGAGTCTCACTCGCTTTCATATACCTGTGTATGATTCCTACCCCACCTAATTTACACATCTGCACAGCCATGTCTACTCCACAAATTGTATCCATGTTAGCAGCGAACACAGGAATCTTCATAGTGTGCATCTTAGGAAGTTGCACTCTTGTATCGCAAAAGGATCGAGACTCTATATCGCTGTACTGAGGAACGATTAGTACATCATCGAAACTATATGCTTGCTTCATATTTATCTTCATAATCGTAAATGTTAATAACTTCTACCCCCGCTTTAGTAAGAAAGGCTAGACCGTTGTTATGATAGTGATCTTTGTACATTACTCTTGTGATTCCTGCCTGAATAATCAATTTACTACAATCAAAACAGGGAGCCAAGGTAACATATAGAGTACTCTTATCAGAAGAGTTTGTAGACCTTGCAAGCTTAGTGATCGCATTACTTTCAGCATGAAGTACCTCTGGGCGAGTTACTAGTTCTTTAACAAAGAGGTTACTTTTATAGTTATAATGTTCACAGACATTAGAAAAGCCTTTAGGGGTTCCATTGTATCCCTCGGAAATAATCTGCGTTCCTTTAACAATTAATGCTCCTACTTTCTTTCTTTCTGCATGGGATAGTTGAGAAAGCTGTTCAGCCATTCTCATGTAAGTTTTATCCAAATTCTCTTGATTTGCCATGATTTAGATGTTTTGCTATAAGTATTGTCCGAACGGGTCCACAGGAAGCCGTCTAAGAGGCTTTGACTACCCAACTAGACCCATAGTACCCCTGATTATTATACGCTATTCTGGGGCTATTGCAAGAAGAGATCGAGGAAAACTTATAAAAATCTTCCTCGATCACTAGTATAGTTCTATAAAATCTACAACAACCACTCCTGTTCGTAGTCTGCAATTCCATCATCATTAGTGTCAACTTGATAAACAATTGACCTGATGCTACGAATGTAACCATGAATATGGTCTACCCATTGTTCCCAATGGCCCGTAGGAAGAGGTCCAGAAAGCGAATAGTCATGGGAATAATAACCCCAAGGACGATACTCTAATGTAACTTTTCCACTTCTATCTCCCTTCCAGAAAGCCTTACCTTCAGCAGCATAAGTGTAAAGCTGTAAACTAGGGAACAGTGCTTGTCCTTCTGGAATTAAATTTCCTTGAGAATCAAAAACAGGACCACTAAGCCCGCCACCCCAGTAACCACTATCTCCATCGGGAACTGGAGAAGCAAAGTTATAGGTATCAAAGCCTTGGGCATCAATTACACCATCAAAAGGAAAAATTTCATCCGAGAGACTTTGAATGGATATGGAAGGTTGCGTCAGAGCATATGGATAAGAACTCCCTGGAATTCTAACAGCGTGAGCCATATACCTTCGGGTCATTACCTTTCCAACATAAATATTAGTAAGGTTTTCAAACCCGTAATTTCCGTCCATAACGGACAAAAAATCTCGAAACTCTACACCCATTAAAGTGTTGGGGTCTCCTTGAAAAGAAGGAACAGTAAAGAAGGCACTGTCTTGCATGAAAAGAAAGCAAGGACTTGTAAGAGGTGCTTCTTGTCTAGTTTCATTCCCTGGGGGGCTAGGTTGTGGGTTTTGTGCAAAAAGTGCAACAGAACCTAAAGTAAGCGCAGTTAGCGCACATATAAAAAACTTATTCATTTTATACCTCCTTATGGTTATGGTTATGTATTAGTAAGTTATTGGAAATCATCAGGTGTAAAATCCGTAGGTGTATTTTTTTTAGCAGAACATTTTCTACTTTCTAGTTCTATATAGATGGCGATCTAATTCAGGAAACATTTAATTTGGTAGGACGAGCGGGACTTGAACCCGCACTTGACAGATTTTAAGTCTGTTGCCTCTGCCGATTGGGCTACCGTCCCTACCTCCTCACTCAATCCCATCATTAACAAGTGTCAAAGGGGGCGAAGCGGGGCTCCCATCCTCCTCCTCATCGCTCAGACCCAAAAGCTCCTTCATCTCAGAAATACCCTCTTTCATCTCAGCTTGCTGGTCCTTGTAGTTCTGTAGTTGCTCTTCCATACCTGTGATAGCTTCCGAGATCGCTCCATAATTTGCTTCATACCCCTCAAGGGCTTTAGCAATATATTTTTCAGTCATCTTTTTCATCATAAATCTCCATTTAATTTTGTGGTAGGCCCTACAGGATTTGAACCTGTGACCTTTCGCTTATAAGACGAATGCTCTCACCAACTGAGCTAAGGGCCATTCGCACAGAACTATTATAGACGGGCTAAGGCTATTTATAAAAAAACTCCTCCCAATTTCTTGGGAGGAGTAAGTAGCGAAGCTCCAAGTCTGCCACGAAAGGCGTTAGCCTACCCTGCGGCTTGGTTTTTAAGCTTATCATCTTTTAAACATACCAAAGACAATTCATTATTGATAATCTTAGGTGTGTAAAGGTCCCCCTTTTTACTTGGAAGTCTTCGCTCCAATAACGCTTGAGCAATTACTGTGGCGACCTTATTCTTGATAAAACGCTTAATGTTTCTGGCTCCGTATTCTTCTGAATACCCGTTGGTTACAATGAAGTCTAAGAGAGCCTTATGTCGTTTAATAGGAATATTATGCAAAGCTAGTACTGCAATCTTTTTAAGGTGACTCGGTTCTAGGTTTTTGAAGAATATATAATTATCTATGCGGTTCATAAACTCTACAGGAAACTTCCTCTTTACTGATTCTGTAATCTCCTCAGAAGATCCTGAAACTGACACCATCTCTCTTCCAAACCCTAATGATCTCCCCACTCTTACATCTGAGATACCTTGATTAGAGGTGAAGATGAAGATAGACTCAGAAAAGTCTAACACTCTTCCCATGTTATCGGTAACTGTGCCATCATCTAAAAGAGACAATAGGAAATCAAAAAACTTAGGATGAGCTTTTTCGATCTCGTCAAAGAGGATTACCCAGCGATTACTTTTTTCAGCTTTCTCAGCCATTAAACTATTTTCACTATGACCTACATAGCCAGGAGGAGAACCAATCAACTTTGCATACTCATGTGCTTGGGCGTATTCTGCACAATTCAATTTCCAAAAGTTACCGCTATATTTATTACCAAGAAGTCTAGCGAGTTCTGTTTTACCAACCCCTGTAGGACCAATAAAAAAGAAGGAAGCATTTTTATAAAGGCCACTTGCAATAAGCTTAATACTATCTATAAGACTTTTGATAGCTACCTCCTGTCCCACCAAATTCTTTTTTAAGTATTTGTTTAACCCCGATACATCACTAAGAGTACGGATAGCCTTTAAACCCTTGGGAGGACCCTCCTTCTCTTGAGCATGAGTAAACACGGCCCCCATAACTTGCTGTATATCCTCCAAAAAGGTGCCATTGTTTAGGTCAGCACATACAAACCCCAGATCAAAAGGGGGATAAGCTTCAATGATGGAAAAGTATACAGCCCTTGTAATAGCCATTCTCTCCTCATCATCCTTTGGGAGATTGCTGAAAAACTCCTCCGAGTCATAAAGGAAATTTTTAATGATGTGACGCATGTAGCTCACAATCGTTAAGGGTTTTTCTAACTTCTTGATCTTCCTCTTTACGGCAAAATAAGCTCGCTGCTCATCATGGACGGAAAGCTTTTTAATAAGGAGAACAAGATTAATTTCATTACAAATTACTTTGTAAAACTTTAGATCTGACATAGTTAATCTGTGAGGTTATCCAACTGAGAGTATAAAGAGTCCATTTCTAGTTTTTCATTCCCTCTCGTTTGGGCCGCTTCTAATTTAATTAGAAGGTCCACTACTTTAAGGGTGCTTGCTTTTGAAGTTTGTGCCAACTTAAGACAATCTACCATCAAGTTTTTTGCTGAAGCATCTTGGGGGTTCTCGTCTAACATCTGGCGAAAGAATCTATGAGTGTCTAAAGCAAGGGTTCTGTCTTCGTTAGCTTCATCAATTACTTTCTTACATACTTTCTGTATTCTATTCTTATCTATCGGTGAATTTTTTAGGATATATTTGCTTGGCATCTGAGTTTTCCTTAGCATAATTTTGAACAAAGTGAGTTACCATTTTATTGTATTCACTTAGTCTAACTTCACGATCTGGAATCCACGCACAGGGAATCACAGGATCAAAAACCCCCAACGGGTTTATTGGAATATCTTTTGTGGATTTCGTCTTCATACGCAATTACTTCTCGTTCATCCTCATCAACTTTATCGTGAGGCTTATATTGTTTAAGAGGCTTTTGTTTAGTCCTCTTTTTTTTCTTATCCTTTTTCTTGCGGAGTCCCCCCCAATCTTTCTCGTAGCGATTTGTTCTGCCCATGATTACTCCTATTCGTCCATCAAGCCGAAGCCGAAGTCCTCCTCACCCTCTTCACAATCATACAAAACAGAAGGTTGGGTTTTAGCTAAAGCTTTAGCTACTGCCCCGTCTGTTGGGAACCCCATAGAAACAATCTCTTTTTTATCGTCCCAATACATTATAGCCGCATCTGGGTCAGTATTCATAATATCAGAGATGGTATTATACACACGGCAGAGATTATAGTATTCCATAAAATATTCATCACCTGAGGAAAACGAGTCTTGCCCGTGTTCACGATTAAGGAAAAATTGCATTTGTCCACATGTAATGTAAGTACCGTCAGGTTCTTCATTTAGTGGTTCTTGAAAATCAAAAGTATCATGCATGATGGTATATGGGGAGGGAAAAATTTTCCCCCCCTCCTCGTATTAATTAGTTGAGGACCGTTTAGCCTTCACTATATGTACTAGCCAAGTCCCATAACTCCGAGTTAAAATTAACATCTTTTTGGATGTTAGTAATGGGACGCACCATACGGTTAGTACCTCCGTTACGGAATCCACCCCGAATAATGTTCTCCTGAGCCACATTAAAAGTAGTCCAAAGGTTATTCTTGCGGTCTGCCTCTCTACGGGGTTGCGATACTTCTAGGATAATACTCTCCGTAGTAGCCTTACCGAAACGAATTTGAGCGGCATCAGTAAAGAAATCCTTTCTGGAGCGGGGGCTCAATTCAATGTTCTGCCATTTGTCGATCTTGTCTGCAATTCTGGACGAGTTCATGACCAGTTTACGAGAGGCATCTTTTACCTGTTGCGCCTCAAAACCGATATGGCGAATATGAATCTTACCGAAGTCCGATTCAGAAATTACCATACCGTTAGAGCAGATCATACGGAAGATACCCCCTTGGAGAGTGTATCCACCAAGCCCGTTGTGGGCATTGATAAGAAGCATCTCAGGGAAAGAATCCCCAACACCAAAAGACTCCATATCCAGATCTTCATGGCGAAGGCGAATAATGTGCTTGGCATGGGACTTACTCCACTTCCTAGCATTCACCTGTTGGGCCTTCCAAGCCGTCCAGCCTTCATCCTGTAGGATCTCAAGAATGTCTGTAGTTGGGAGGAAAGTATATCGGTCAGATACCCTACCCTCCTCAGGAGTCGTTGCAAAGGCCGCAGGGGCACAGGTACGCAGTAGTTCTTCGTTCTTAATCATATTAGTTACCTCCTAGGTACATTTCAGCAAAAGCTTGTTCACGGGACAGGTTACGGGACTTCTGTTCTTTAGTCATGCGGAATCGCTTGCCAGTCTGGGCAGTATAGTCCTCAATGGACTCATATAGGTTGGGGAAAGGCTCCTTATCGGGAGCGGGTTTAATTTCAGATTCCATTTTAGTTTCCTTATTGTAATGGTTAGAAAAGACTTCATCAATCAAGTCTGAGAGGATGTCAAAAGTTCGATCCGTTTGTTTGTTGTTGTT